CCGCGCCTACTGCAACAGTTGCAAGTGAAATTGAGTTAGCGGGAAGTGAAGGAGCAACAGGAGATCCCGCAGGAGTACCAGCAATTACTTGAAAAATTACATCATTGTTAGCGCCTGAATAAAAAGCATCACGCACTGTTGCACATACAAGGTCAATGCGTGGGTTTGTTGGATCGGCTGTTGTAATTGTTAGTGTGTCTTGAGCGTCATTAAAAATTGTGTACACGCCCATGTTGGTTGTAGTTGTACCAACAATTGCCGCCCACCCTGAAGCAACGCGTACTGACATACCCGCAGGAGAATTAGCGGTAACGGCTAATGAAGAACTACCAATGATGCCAGTAGTAGCCCACAATGCTTGCGCTGTTAGGCGGTCATACTGAGCAGGGTATGAGCCTGCTTGTAACCATGATGGAGGTGTTTGTAGTGTCATTTATTCTCCCTTAGATGTACGCAGAATACCAAGAAACGGTAGCCTGAGTAGTTCCTGCCAAAGTGCTTGAGCCAGTAAAAAAGAAATTTGAATTGCCAGCAGGCGCATCAAACCAAGTACCTGAAATTAAAAGATTACGCGCAGGGTTTCCATTAAGTGTAATCAATTGATTGTAAAGATCAATTTCTAAAGTATCTAATGCGCTGTATGTGCCTGTAAAATTAAGTGTGTTGCCAGTAGTTGTATTACCAATAATAGGGTTCGTGATAGGCCCTTGAATAGTAATTGTTGGATAGGTAGTAGCCCAACCAATGTTTTGAATAGTTGTTGTAACCGTGGAAGAACCACCGCCGTATGTGTAATTAAATGTTTTGTTGTATGTGCGACCTAAAGCCGCGCTAATGAGCATGTTGGCAGTTTGTAAATTGCTATTGTAATAATTTGGGTCAGGGCAAAAGAATTCAACTTGAGATGTAATGTATCCGTATGTGTAATTAGGATCTACCGTTGTACGCAAAGAGCGTACGCGAGCATCAACAAATTGTTCAGATGTAGGAATGTTAGGAAACTTAAAATACAGCGGTGTTGTGCCTGATGTTTGCGGCAAAAAAATGCTTTGAATAGTGTTGTAATTTGTTTGAGCAGAGCCATTACTATCACCAAAAGTGTTAAAAATAATTGAGATTGTTCTGCCACTTAAAAAATCGCGGCCAGTAAACATGCCGTCATGGTATCCGCGGTTATCGTCTTGATTACGGATACCAGGCAAAGACTCAAGGCCATCAACGCTAAGAATTTGGTAGGGCGAACCAGCGCCACCAAAAACTTGATTTCTAAAGGCAAAAGAATAGACCTGACTTAGCGTTGTCATAACATCACCTGATTTCCGCCGCCGCCGCCGCCGCCGCCACTAGGCAAAGTATAAGTTCTTGCCCTAATAGAAGCCGCGCCAATTGCACCGCTTTCGCCAGCGGCTAACGCGCTAGGGGCAGTAGGAACAATTACATTGCCAAATTTAATAGCATTAACAACCTGGTTTGTTGTGTTGTAAGGGTCAGTTAAATTAACGCCAGTAACAGTTGTGTTGATGTTAGTTGTAGTTGTAGTTCCCGTTGCACTTGTTCCGCCAGGAATAGTTGTAGGAATAATTGGCGTAAATGTAGGAGCATTAGCAATAGCCGCCGCCGCAGAAGCCGCGCTCAACGCCTTCATCAAAGCGGCTACTTCAGCCAATTTAGCCTTGAGATCTTCTAATTTTTCCATAGTGGACTTATTGATTTCATCAATAGCCTTTTCATAATCCTTCTGAGCCTCTAGGAGCGCTTCTTGCAGGGTTTTAGCCGCCTCCGCTAATCCTTCATCAAGATCTTTTTGCGCTCGCGCTCTAGCCTCTGTGAGCGCCTTTGAAGCGTCTGCAATAGCCTCATCATAGGCAGTCTTAGCGTTAGCCAAAGCCTCTGTAAGATCCTTGTTAGCCTCAGCCAACTTTTCTTTGCGAACTGTCTCAGCCTCAGTAACGGCTTCACTGTAAGCCGCATTAGCATCAGCCAACGCTTCATTCATTTCAGTATTAACAACCGTTAATGACTCTTTAAGATCCTTAGAAACTTGATTGAATGAGTCCATCAATTCAGCGGTAGCAAGTTTTCCACCTGCGTTCATTGTTTGTGCAAGAGCGTCTAAACCAGTTTCAGAAACTTTTTCTACTTGACCATACAAAGATTGTAATTCTTTTGTTGCATCAGGTGATGCGGCTTTGAGTGCTTCAGCAATTTTGTTACCCGCTTCAGGGCCTTGCTTAACAACTTCCTCAATAAATACCTGGCTATAACCCATACCAGCAAGTTTTGCGGCGTTGGCTTGTAATTCTTTAGCCGCGGCTAATTTTGTTTTAAGGTCAGCAAGAAGTTTCTCAGCACTGTCTGCCCCACCCTTAAACGCTTCACCTAAATCAAAACCCGTCTTAGATGCAAAGGCTTTACTCAAGCGCTCCATTGATTGTTGAACAATGTTTGCTTGCTTTTCGCCCGCGGCTTTAGTTAGGTCAGCGGTTTTATCTGCCGCCTTTTTGCGTATGTCATCAAGTTTTGAATTGTTAGCCTTAAGAAGATTTGCCTTTTTATCAGCAAGATCTTTGTCAATACTTAACTCAAGTTCTGCAAAACGCTTTTTGGCTTGTTCTTCAGCCTTGCCTTTGCGTTCTAGGGCTTCTGCCTCTGCATCATCAAAACGCTTTTGGGCTTCATCAAGAACTTCTTTGTTGCGTTTTTTAAGATTAGCAACTTTTTCATCATGATCTTTGTGAGCCTTGAGCATGACCTCATTGCGTCTTTCTAAAACTTCTTGCGCTTTTTCTTGCGCGTCAGCAATAGCCTCATTCATGTCTTTGTAAATTTTTGCTACATCTTTTTTGTAGCCCTCAAGTTTCTTTTTTTGCTTATCATCAAGGCCGCCACCTCCACCGCCGCCGCCTCCGCCGCCGCCTCCGCCTCCGCCGCTACCTTTTTTCTCAGCGTCTTGCCCTGCTTTAGCAGATTTGTTAGCCGCGGCTGTAAAACTATCTACTTTGCCTTTTAGTCCTTCAATTTTAGATGCAGTTTTTTCAGCAAAATTGCCTACGCTTTCAATTGCGCCATTAACTAATTTTAAACCTTGTTTAGCCGCATTACCAACGCCAGGAAGTTTAGACATAACGCCTAAGAACAATCTCATTGGGCCTGTGATGACCTTCATAATAATGGTAATCATTTCACCCCATGCGCGGATCATAAAGGCTACATAACCAAGAACGGCCTTAGCAACAACGGCTACGCCATTTCTAAATGTTTCGCTCTTTTTGTACGCAACAACAAATCCTGCAACAAGCAAACCAATAGCCGTAACTATGATGCCAATTGGGTTTGCTCGCATAACCGCATTAAGTTTTAGCATGGAAGCGGCAAGCACATTAGTAGAAGCAATTGAAGCAAGAGTTGCTCCAGTAAGAAGAACTTGCCCAACTTTTAAAACGGTAGTTGTAATAGCAACTAATTTTTGAATTGCTAAATACGCTTTGTAAGCCGCAACGCCACCAAGAACTGCGCCAGTTAATACAAGAAGCACTGTTGAATTGTCTTTGACAAATTTACCCATAGAGCGTAACCCTGGAATAAGTTTGTCTGTTAAAAAATCTGTAACTATTTTAAGAGCAGGTAATAATTTTTTACCTAAATCTGTTTGTAACGCATCAAATTCATTTCTAAGAACTTGCATACGGCCTTCAGGAGTATTTCTTAATTCTGCGTTAAAATCTTTGTAAGTTGAATTTAGAACTTCAACAATAGCCGCGGCGCGTTCTGCTTCTGTTCCTGATGAAATTTGTTTCTTTGTATTTTCATCAAGCACAAAACCAACTCTAGTAAGTGAACCAAAGTTACCGTTAAGCGCTTGTGCCAATCCGTTTGTCATTTGCTTGAATTCATCTGCACTTGCGGTAGCGCCTTTTTCAGCGGTTACATAATCAAGAATGGCAGGAGTCAGCGCTTTGATTGTGTCAGTTTGCAAATTAAATGTTGCCAACTGTGATTGTGTCTGCGTAATGTTGCCGCCTGTGACAACACCAACTTTTTCTAACGCTTCAGCCTGAGCATTAAGTGAGGCAATTTGCTCATCAGTTGCGCCAGTACCAACCTTCATCAATTGATACAAACGCTGTTGTTGCGCTTCTGCCTCTTGCGCTTGTGCAATAACATCTCTACCAAATTGCAAAACTTGAGTACCAGCAAATGCAATACCAAGAGATGCGCCAATTTGTTTTACTTTTCCAACAAAGTTACTCATGCCAGTAGATGCGGTTTGAACAGATTTATCTACACCTTTAATGGCATTTTCGGCCTGGGCTAAACCTGTCTTTAAGCCTTCTACATCTGCCTGTAATTTAATAAGCATTGGTGGAATTAAATCAGCCATGATTAACTCCCCAATTTTTCTCTAACAGCGGTTGTAAAGATCCTGTTGATTTTGCCACTTCGCAATAGCATTAAAGCCGCAGGTTCTAAGTAAGGGTATTTTACCCCCGCAGGCCATTTTCCACCGCCCTTTTCAACCTGGCGAGAATAAATCATTGTTGGCCCAACTTCAGCCGTGTAAACACCTAAGCCAACACGGTAAGTAGTTTTAATAGATCGCTTAAGATTACCTGTAACAGTGTTAGGCCCTGACCCACCAACATGTTTTGGTGGAGTAATTTTCAAATAGGGTCTGCCGTTTTTGCTCACACGCTTTTCATAACTGCGTGTACCTTGAAAGTTTAATTTTGCCTGGCGTTCAACTGCAAGGCCAACACGCATAATTCCTAATTGTGCGCCTTGTTCAATTTTTTCAGCCGCTCCATCAATTGCGGCAAGAACTTCTTTAAGGTTTTTGATAACAATTTCAGCCATCTCTCAACCCTTCTGTTTTCACCTCATCAACGGTTCTAGCAATTGCTATCAACCAATCTGCCGTACTAGCGGGCAAGTTATCTACCTGTTCAGGTGTCCAACCAAACCGCTCTGCCATTTGGTAGTAATACCATTGCTCATCAGGATAAGAGAACGCCTCATGGCGTTCCCCACCCTGAAGTAACCATTTTAGGCGTTGGAGTTCTCGCCAATTGCTTTTGGGTCTGCCTCTGTCTGTGGCGTTTCAGCCAGGTTAGGGAACAGATACTTTTGCGCGTCTTTTGTGTGATCTACCAAAGCATCATAATCAACCATTGTTAATTCATCTAATGACTCAAGTTTGATTGATGGCGGGATTAAATCAAATGACCATGACTCAACCAACATTGCAATAAGTGCATCACCTAATGCAAGTGCTTTTGTTAAATCCCCGCCAACAGCGTTATCCGCTGTACGCATAACATTCTTGCGGTCTTTCACGCGTAATGTTGTTGGATCTTTAAGAACTACTTTTGCGCCTGATGGCAGTGTTACTTCTTTAGACATGTTGCCTCCTGTTGGTTTGCCTTCCTAAATCATACTAAAAAGGAGAGCAAGCGGTGTGGGAGAGCGGGAAGGCAATCGCCCTCAACCACACCGCCGCCCTGATCTAGTTATGCGTATGTGCCTGATGGCTTTGCGTTTTGCAATGTCCATTTAATAGGTGAGAAGCCGCCTGAAGAACCAGCATCAGTTGTATTTGATTGCGCATTGATGTCCACTGTAACCTGTACAAAATCTTCACCGCGTTCAATCACACCAGTGGTGTAAGCGCCCTTAGTAAGTACAGCGCGAATTTGTACAGTAGATGCGCCAGCACCATACTGCCAGTTAAGTGAAATTTCAGGCTGTGTGTTGTTAAGGAAATTAAGCAACTGGGAGTCATTGTCCATGACAAATGTAATCTTTCCTGTTACTTCCAAAGGCCCTAAAAATACCTGGTATGGATCTTGTGTATTTGAAATGCCATAGATAGGTGTTGCAGGGCGCGCCATGTCAATGTTGCCAGTCATAGCAGT